GTTGTCTTGGGTGTTCCAGCTATTGCGAGACTCGGTATCGCAGGTATAGGCAAAGGCGCTGAGGCGCTCGCTGGAACAAACATGGTTGAAGCTGCTGCTAAAGCCATCAAGGACCCAAACACACCTTTTCATAGTGTTGGTGTAAAGCCAGACTTAGAAGATCCGACGTTCTTTCAGCAGCAAATGCAATCAATGAAAAGAAAGGCAAGAGAGTATCTTACTTTTCAAGGCAAGATGCCTGATCGATTTGTTAAAGAATTAAATGCAACAAAAATTGCTGAGATATCTGCACACAACAATAAAGTTCGCCAAGCAGTTTCTGAACTTGATGACACCATGAGGTTTATAAACAAGAACGCTGGATTATTTAGTAATCAGGATCGAAGCAGAATACTTAACACGGTTAATGATTATTTATTCGGAGAGCCCATAGCCCGGGGTTCTAAAATGATAGATAGAAAAGCTGTAAAGCTCGCTGCTAGAAATGAACTAAAAGAAATAGATGACATCATTTCTAAAAATATGCCAAGGAGTCTGTTTGGTAAAAAAGAGTTAAGTCTTTTTAAGCCTGCTCAAAAAATAAGAGTAGAAACAGACTTACTTAGCAGATCAATGAAAGAAATGGTGAATGACAATTTTATAGAGGATTCTTTGAAGTCTTCTTTAAGCGAGATTATTAAAAATAATCAAACGTACTACGGAGTGCGGCTGTATCGCGCATTTAAAGATCCAACTTATGCGCCAACTGAAAGCCAAAAGAACACAGCAATTACCGCGCTGGTTCAAGCAACTAAAGATCTGCCAGCAGATAAAGCATTAGATCCTGAAAGAGCAGAGGATGTTTTGAATCAAATGCTCCAAGCAAAATTTGCTAATGCAAAAATGACACCTTCAGGTGTTATTGACCCCACTACACTAAGCGGTATAGCTCAAGGGCCTTTAAAAGGAAGGAAGCTAGATAATCTTCCTGAGGTCAGAGATTTCTTGGGTGAGTACACAGGTGCAAAAGAAGTAGTTGGTAGAGTCTCCCCAGGGAAAATAAGAACTAGGGATGTCGCTGAACAAGAACTCGGTTTAAGAGAAAAGATAGTTGATACTGTTGACGTTATGTCAAAGGTTATAGCCAAAAATAATTACTTTAATAATTTAGTTGAATACAACGATAAGCTGCCTGCAGCAAGCAAGTTTTTATTTGATGAGAAACCACCTGGCGCTCAGATAGGAACATACTCACAAATAGGCGCTAAGTCTGATGTCCTTGGTGACATATCGCCTCAGGCAAAAGAAAAGTATGGGAACCTAGCTGGCAAATATGTTTTAAACGAATATAAGGAAGCGTTTGAAGACATACCTAGATATTTTAATACTGAATCAATCCCTTTTTATTCAACCTTCCTTGGCCTGAAAGGTGTTTCACAAATTGCAAAAACTGTTCTGAGTCCTATCACTCAAATTAGGAACGCAACGACAGCAGCATTTTTTGCTTTAGCTAATGGCAATGTTGGAAGTGCTGATGCTTTAGTTGATTCAGTTGCAACTGTCCTCAGCAACATATCAAACCAACGGACTAGCTTTGGAAAAAGCCGCCCGACAAAAGCAGATATAGATAAGTTTTATAACGAGATGGTAGATCTTGGCGTTATTAACACCAATGCAAAGATTGGCGAGTTTGAGAATTTGCTAGATGACGCGCTTCAAACAACACAGTACATGCCTGGTCTTGCTAAGAAAGCATTTAACAGTGCAAGAAATATTCAAAACACATTAGCTGGCAAGCTGTACCAAGGGTCTGACGATGTTTGGAAGATATACAGTTACGATCGAGAACTTAACAAGTTAAAAAATGTTTTTAAGAATAATCCCAATGCATCGATATCTGTTTCAGATGCAAAAAACTATACGGATTTTGGCGAAACAATAAGTCGCAATCTTTCTCCCGAGGATCTTGAGAAAGCTTTAAAGAGGGAAGCTGCATCGATTGTAAAAGATACTGTTCCAAATTACGCAAGAGTGCCTGAAGCAATTAAGCAACTCAGAAGGATGCCGTTTGGAAACTTTATTGCATTTCCTGCAGAAATAATTAGAACGTCAGGAAACATATTAGGCAGAGCAGTTAAAGAACTTGCAAATGAATCGCCTGAGATAAGGTCCATTGGTATGAAAAGGTTGCTTGGATTTATGTCCGTTAATGCAGCTATCCCATCAACTTTGTATACCTCTGGACTGTTATTAACTGGTTCTGATAACGAGCAAGTGCAAGCATACAAGAGGTCGGTTGCTTATGAGTGGGATAGGAACTCAACACTGATACCTGTAGCAACAGACAAAGATGGAAAGATTACAGACCTGTATAACTTCTCCTACACGAACCCATATGACTACATGGCTAGGCCATTCAAGGCTGTGTACAACGCAGTCGCAAACGGAATTACTTCCGAGAAAGAACTTACAGAAATAGCGTTCGATTCTACGATCGGAAAAAATGGTGCACTCTATGAGTTCTTTGCGCCATTCATGGATGAGTCAATCATTACGGAAAAATTATTTGATGTAACTCGGAACGAAACTAATTTCGGGTCTAATGTTTGGAATGATGCAGATCCGCTTGGATTAAAGTTCACAAAAGGGTTTGCTCATCTCGCTGATGGATTGATGCCAGGAGCCAGCCCAGTTGATATTAAGGCGGATGTTGCCTCTCCTGCATATCTTACATTTCAAACAAGGGACTTCCCGAAAGCGGTTGGGTCAGTGTTTGGGATCAACCCTGAAAAAACTGTGGGCAGGCAAGGATACCAACTTGACCCAGCGCAAGAATTTGCAGAGGCACTCACTGGCGTTAAAACTTTGAAGCCAAGGTTGGATAGAACTTTATATTATCGAGGTCTTGAGGCAGGAAGACAGGTTAGAGAGGCAGCTAGAATATTTAACCAAGTTGCAAAAACTCGAGGTAACAAAGACGCAGAAGATATAACTAAAGCTTTTATCACAGCGAATGAGCAGCGGTTCAAAGCACTGCGTGATTTAAACACCGCTGTCGAAGATGCAAGAACACTGGGCCTTTCTACTTCAGAAATAGTTAAACCCTTGAAGGACGCGAAGACACCTAACCTTAATTTTGTAATGGCAGGTAGGTTCAAAGCATTCTTCCCAAGCAACGAAACTATTAATTTCGCCTTGCAAGGAAACCAAGACAAGCTATCTAACCCATTTAATATGGCAGATATGTCAAAAGAGTACGCAAGATTTCAAGGTAAATTATTTAGACAGCCTGCGCCTCAACCACAACCTAGTCCTCAACCTCAGCCTGCGGCTCAACCTGTTCCCCAAGATGCCCCTGTGCAATCTGTAGAGCCAACTGAAGTTGCCCCAGCAGAAGTGCCTTCTTTGTTCAATCGTGGCACAGAAGCTTTAAGAGAGTTAGAGTTAAGGAAAATGCTAGGAACGTCATAACGTGATCCCGAAAAGAGCGAAGAAGAAAAGTAAGTACTTCGCCGTTAAGACAGAAGTAGATGGCATAGTCTTTGACTCCAAGCTTGAAGCTGCTCGATACAAGATACTGAAGAAGCGCCAAGATGGTGGAGAGATCTCTGACTTGCAAACGCAGGTGAAGTTTCCTTGCGCCCTCACAGTAGAGGGCAAAGAAAAAAAGATCTGCAGCTATATCGCTGACTTCAAATACAAGAGAGAAGACAAGTGGGTCATTGAAGATACCAAGGGTGTAATCACTCAGGTGTTCTCACTCAAAAAGAAATTGGTTGAGGCACTGTACCCAGGCGTGAAAATCAATATCGTCAAAGACCCAAGGATCTAGAAAGGCACAACCTGCCCATCTCTCACATCCACTTGGCTTCCTGGGAACTCAGCCTTCACCTCACTAGCCAGCTTCATAAAATCTGCATCGAACTGGACCTTTGAAAATTCACGTAGTTCCGCGCTGCTGTAGTACGGGCCATCCTTCATCCCTTTCTCAGTAGCGTTATAGAAGGTGACTACGCCTGACTGGTATGCAATCACGTCATCATTACTCTCTTCTGGAATATGCGTTGCCGTCGTAATAAGTTTCGGGTTCCAGAGGTGGTCATTGCATCCAGCACGCTGGGTGTCGAGGTCCAAGGTCTGGCCGCTGCGGGTACATACCCAAGTAGCGCCATGGGTGTTTACCAATGGCTTGGAGAAGGCACAGTTGCGGCAGTTGACCGACTCTGGGAATCGCTTCCTAGTGTAGATATCAATGTACGCCTTAGACTCTCCTCTGAGCATGTAGTCCTTCTCTGACTTCCTGCCATGCTTAGGGGGCTCGGTACTGGTGATCACCCTCTCAGCGCGTTCCTGCGCCTTCTCCCAGATCTGTTCATCGTAATCTATGACTTCGGTGTACACCTCGCTGTTATTCTTATTGACCACGATCACAATACATTTGGTCAGACCAAGTCCTCCCATGTAACAATGAATCTGCCATTTGTAGGTTTCGCTCCAGAGCTCATAGGACCCTAGCTTCTTCAGCTGATTGAACCTCTTATCATTGGCGCTTTTGATTTCGCACAAAAGAACGAGCGCATCGTCTGGTGGGGGCAAGACTCTCTTGAGCAATGCATCACAAGATCCTGAAAAGTGTCCACCTAACACAGAGACACTCACTTGATTACCGTCGCTATCGTGAGACGCCACATCGTAAAGACCGCTGTCCCTGATGTTCTCAATGACTTGATCTTCAATGCGATTGCCTAGGTCAAACAATCTCAGCATCCTTCCACTGAAGGTGCTAGGCAAACACCAATGGAAGTTCATCCACAGTTTGTGTTCATCTTCATCACCAATCACACTGAAGCCAAGATGCCCACGATTTGATCGGTTGCCTTCCTCGAGTTTCTTATCAATCTGGTCAAACATAGACACTGATGACATTCCAATACCTCCCCTCTTTTCTTATTGCAATCTTTCTAATGTGATCGAAGCTACCACCATTCACTAGGTCTTCAG